TATCTACTCACGGCATAAGCACTGGGTTTCAATTGTAAAAAAGTTTGGCGAAGTCAATTACGCCGAAGACGTAGTCCAAGAAGCATATATTAAAGTTTATGGCAAAGATATTAACGAGGCTTATTTTTACTATACGCTTAGAAGCCTTACGATGGACTTACATTCTAAGAAAGTGGTTAAGGTAGAAGTAACTCAGGACATTGAGTATAGTTTAAGAGAAGATGAAAGCAACGAGCTTGCAGAAGAACTAGCCCAGCCGTTTATAGAGTTTATTGATACTTGGGACTGGTACGATAAAAAGCTGTTTATGCTTTGGGTAAATAATCGAATTTCAATACGTAAATTATCAAGAGAAACGAACATAGGGTTTATGAGCGTTTACAATACCATTAAAAAATGTAAATTAAAATTAAAGTTATGGCAAGAAAATCAAACAAAAAATCAATTGACGTAGAGCCTAAAGAGGTCGCTACTTTTGCAAATGCTCAGGGGTTAGGTGATACCATTGAGGCGATTACAACCGTTACAGGAATTAAAGCAGGCGTAGAGATGCTATCTAAAGCACTTGACTGGGACTGCGGATGCGATGAACGCAAAGAGAAATTAAACCAGCTATGGTCTTATCGTAAGCCTCAGTGCTTAAATCAAGAAGACTACGAATATTTAAAGGAGTTTTTCTCGAAGCCACAGAATGAAATAGTTCCGCAAGTTCAATGGGAGTTAGCAGATATTTACTTTAGAATATTCAATTTCCGTTTAGAGAATTCTAGTTGTGCTTCGTGCTGGAGAGATTATATTTCGCAAATTAGACAGGTTTACAACGTATTCGAAGACGAAAACAATGGATAAGATAGACAAAAGAGGAGGAGCAAGAGAGGGAGCTGGTCGTAAATCTAAAGCTGAGGAGCAATCCTTAGTAGAAAAATTAACACCATTAGAGCCTAAAGCCTTTGCGGTGCTAGCTCAAGCGTTAGAAGACCATAAAGACTGGGCAGTAAAACTATTCTTTCAATACCAGTACGGAATGCCTAAGCAAGTGGTAGACCAAAACAATGTGCATACGATTAACGATTTCGACATAAAAGATATTGTTAAATTTAAGTGATAGAACTAAATAGTAAATACGTTCCGCTATTTGAAAGCGATTCTCGCTACTTTGTAATTACGGGAGGGAGGGGTTCGGGCAAATCATTTGCTTTAAACTCCTTCCTTTTGCTTTTAACGTACGAAGTCGGACACGTTATACTATTTACTCGCTACACATTGGTATCGGCTCACATATCAATCATTCCAGAGTTTGTTGAAAAAATAGAAATGGCTGGACTTGAGAATGATTTTTCAATTACAAAAGATGAAATCATAAATCTTAAAACCAAGTCTAAAATTCTATTTAAAGGAATAAAGACTTCATCGGGAACTCAAACCGCTAATTTAAAATCATTATCAGGTGTGACTACATTTGTACTTGATGAAGCTGAAGAATTAGTTGATGAGGATGTATTTGATAAAATTGATTTATCGGTAAGGCATAACACAAAGCAGAACAGGGTAATTTTAATTTTAAACCCAACGACAAAGGAGCATTTTATTTACCAAAGATTCTTTGAATCAAAAGGTGTAGAGGCAGGCGAATCAATTACAAAGCAAGACACAACTTACATACATACAACGTATCTAGATAACATTGAGAATCTAAGTGATTCATTCATCACGCAAATTGAATCGCTTAAAGAGCATAATAAAAAGAAATACCAGCACCAGATTTTAGGAGGCTGGTTAGACAAAGCAGAGGGAGTTGTATTTACTAACTGGAGCTTTGGACCATTTAATCCTGATAATTTGCAGACATCATTTGGTCAAGATTTTGGTTTCTCAATAGACCCGACTACCTTGGTAGAAGTAGCCATAGATAAGAATAAAAAGCGCATCTATATTAAAGAGCATCTCTATAAACCTAAGCTAACAACTAGCGAGATAGGGCATATTAATAAGCGAATATGTGGCAAAGGCTTAATCGTAGCGGATAGTGCTGAGCCTAGACTTATCGCAGAGCTTTCATCTCAAGGCTGTAACATAATAGCAACCGAGAAAGGAGCTGGAAGTATTACCGCTGGACTTGCTCTTATGCAAGACTACGAGCTAATTATAGAACCTAACTCCCAAAACATTGGAAAAGAACTTAATAACTACATATACTCTGATAAGAAATCTGGACTTGTGGTCGATAACTTTAACCACGCCATTGACGCAATACGTTACAACGTCTTCTATCAGCTATCTAATCCCAACAACGGCAAGTATTTCGTCTACTAATACAAAAAACAACAATTAACGTTTATACATTATGAAGCTAGAACTGAATGTTCCTACAAGCCTAAATGAAATTTCTTTAGAAAAGTATCAGAAATTTTTAAAAATTGCTAAGGAAAACGAAGAAAGTGAATTTTTGCATCAAAAGATGGTGCAAATTTTTTGCGGTATTGAATTAAAGGAGGTTGCTAATATTAGGCATCGAGATGTAGTTGAAATAACAGCTCAACTTGGAGCATTATTTAAGGCAAAGCATAAATTTATTAACACGTTTAAAATGCGTGGAATTGAATATGGCTTTATTCCTAATCTCGATGAAATATCACAGGGGGAATATGTTGATATTGATACCTATGTTGGTAATTGGGATAATATGCACAGAGCTATGGCGGTACTTTATAGACCAATAACTCAAAAGCAATATAATAGATATTCGATAGAAGAATATAAAGGTTCCGATGTTTATGCAGAGGTAATGAAAGATGCACCAGTTGACGTAGTTCTTGGAGCGATGGTTTTTTTTTATCATTTAGGGAAAGAATTATTGAAAAATACCCTGACTTATTTGGAGGAGAACCCAGCGATAATGAATATAGTGAACAAGCACAATTCGGAAAACGATGGGGGTGGTATAATTCCATCTATGCACTCGCTCAAGGAGACGTTAGAAGATTTAATGAAATTTCAAAACTTCCACTTAACCAGTGCTTAACATTTTTAACGTTTGAAAAGCAAAAAACGAATTTGGAAATTAAAATGATAAATAAGAAATAATGAATGGATATTATTATGTCGTAAAAACTTTAAAGGATTATTTGAAGTCTAATGATTTCATTAATACTGTTAGCATTGGAGATATTTTTACTATTGATTTAAGCAAGCAAACTATTTATCCTTTAGCTCATATCATTGTAAATAGTGCGCAACTTACCGAAAATACTACGTCTTTAAATTTATCGATTCTATTTATGGATTTAGTGGACGAAAGTAAGGCTGAAATTACAGATGTTTGGGAGGGCAATGACAATGAGCAAGATGTATTAAATACGCAACTTGCAATAGCCTCTAAGCTTACCGCTGATTTAGTAAGGGGTTATTTGTATTCTAATTTAATACAAGTAACTGGAGAGCCAAGCGCAGAGCCGTTCGTAGATAGATTCGAAAACAAAATAGCAGGATGGACACTAACGTTTGACGTTAGTATTCCTAATGACATGACATTATGTTAATAGAGTTAAAGAAAACTTCTGAGCTTTTAGAAAAATATAAAAATTATGTAGTTCAACAATCGAGGGCAAACCTAAGTAAGCTCAAGAAAAAAAATACATTAAAATTATACCAAAGCATAAAAGGCGAAATTTTAACTGAAGATAATTACTCTTTGATTGGGTTTACGATGGAAGACTACGGATTCTATCAAGACCAAGGAGTAAAAGGAGTAAACGGCAAATTTCAAACTCGTAACGATTACAAAAAAGAAGGTTTTCAATTTGGCAAAAAACAAGGAGTAGAAGGAGGTTTAACAAAAGGAATTGAAAAATGGGTAGTACAAAAGGGAATACAATTTAGAGATAAAAAAACTGGAAGGTTTTTGACTTATAAATCTACTGCTTTTTTAATTATTAGGAGTATTTATCAAAAAGGAATAAAGCCTAGTTTATTTTTTACTAAACCATTTATTAGAGGCTATCAAAAATACATTGAAACAGATTTGATGAAAGCTTATGCTCAAGATATTGAAACTTTAGTAGGATATAATTTAAAAAGAATAAAATGATAATTAACGCTAGAAGCCCTTATTTTATTACAGTAAACGAGGCTAGTCAAGTAGGTTCTAAAGTTGAACTGTTTTTATCTGCTGGAGGCTCTGCGCTTCCATCTACTGCGACTTATACACTATCAAAATCAGTACCTTCGTCTTCTCAATTACGAACAGATTATAATATCTCTCAATATATTAAAGAATATATAGAAACTATATCTAGCGTAGATAGTGGAAATACGCTTTTTGCTAACGTAAGAGTAATTAGATACAAAGAAACAGCTCCAGGTTCTTACTCTACTTTAGATACTACCGACCATTTCGGGGTAAACGGTTACACTTTATACACGGATGGATATAATGAAACAGACGCTAGTAGCTTATTTGTTTGTCTAGCAAATCCAAGTATAGAAATAACCTACCAAGAAGGAATTGACTCTTCGAAATATCCTTACATAAATGCGCTTGTAGATTTTACTGCTAACGGCTCAAGCAAAGTAGACGTATCTTATAAGGATTTGAACGGTCGTAATGAGGTAGTAGTTTCCTACGACACGAATGCTAAATCAGTTATTAAGGTTCCAGTTCGTACAACGTCTGCAAAATTTGACAATGGTAATACGGTTACTTTGAATTGGAAGCCAGCAGGGACTACGGTAAGCATCACTAAGACGTTTACCGTGTCTCCAATATGCGAGCCTAAATATACACCAGTACAATGTCAATTTGTTAATCGTTATGGTGGCTGGCAGTTCTTAACCTTTTTTAAGGCAAAGTCTAGCTCGATAAATGTAATGGGTACGCCTTACAATCTATTATCTGATTCGGTTGATTATAACCCAAAGAGACCACAAACTGCTTCTCTTAACGTAAACGGTAAGCAAAGTATTAAATTAAATACGGGTTGGGTTTCTGAAAATTATAGCGAACTAATACAAGACTTGCTATTATCGGAAACGGTTTTATTAGACGATGTACCTGTAGAAATTAAGACACAATCTAGCGATATTAAAACCTCGTTAAAAGATAGAAATATTAACTACGAAATGGAGTTTGAGTACGCATTTAATCTTATTAATAATGTAATTTAATGATAGTAGTAGGGTTATATATTTACGATGAGCAAGGTAAGGCAAGACGAATCGAACTATTCAGCGATGAAAAGATAAGTGTTACGTCTAGCGTTCAAGATATTGCAGACATTTCTAAAGTCTTTACAGATTTTAGTCAGTCTTTTACCGTTCCTGCTACTCCTATAAATAACGCTATTTTTAAGCACTGGTACGAGAACGATGTAGAGAATGGATTCGATGCTAGAAAACGCAAGAACGCTTACATAGAGCTAGACACAATTCCCTTTAGAGTAGGTAAAATTCAGCTTGAGAAAGCTCAATTTAAGAACGGTAATTTAGATAACTATCAAATTACTTTCTTTGGCTCTATCATATCATTAAAGGATTTATTTGATAATAAATCTTTAAGGGATTTAAGTTATTCAAGCTTAGGATTTAGCTATTCAGGAACTACGGTAAAAAATAGAGTTACTTCACTTGTAGATTCAGACGTTAAGTTTCCATTAATAAGCTCTAAAAATGTATGGGAATATGATACCGCAATACCTGGAGCTTGGGATATTTCTAAAAGTGCTACGCCTATTAGGTTTAGTGACTTATTCCCAGCGGTTAGAGTTTCGGCTTTACTTTCGCAGATTGCTTCTAATTTAGATATTACTTTCTCTGGTAGTTTTTTAACAGATGACAGATTTAAAAGGTCTTTTTTGTGGCTAAAAAATGCTAATGAGTTTACGCCTAAATTCTTGCCGTCTAAACTTATATTTAATTCAGTAAGTTCTACTACTGGTAGCTCAAGTTTGTTTACAACCTATAATAGCACTTTAAATTATAACGAGCCTACTTATCCAGAGGTTTTAGAAAAGTCTAATATAAGAATTACATTTAGTGACCCTTCAATAGGAGAAGATGCGGTAGAGTTTACTATTTACGTTTACAAGAACGGAGTTAAGTTAAATGAGCAGACGTATTTAACTCAGATAACCGAAATGTATATAGACCTTCCTTTAGATGGGACTGGACAATATACGTTTTATATTTCATCGCAATCTCCAGTAACTTTTACAAGCGTATACTTCTTTCAAACGGTAAAATACACGCCGTCATATACAATAGTTAAAAACGTTACGGCTACACAAAGCACTGCACAAACATCTTCTTCAAGCATTACAATAGCTGACTTTATGCCAGATATTAAGATAGAAGATTTCTTTAGCGGTATCTTAAAGGCGTTTAATTTAACGTGCTATTCTTACGATGGGGAAACCTATTTTTTAGAGCAGATAGATAACTGGTATTTGAATGGAACTATTAGAGACTTATCTAAATATATTATAAGCGATAATATTGAGATAAGTAAACCAGAGCTTTATAAAAGCATTAGATTTAAGTTTGCAGAGGCTAAAAACTTCTTGGCGGTAGAATACCTATCTCGTAGCAAAACACCTTATGGGGACTTGCTTTACGATATGGACATAGACGGAGGCGAATACACTATAGAGCTACCGTTTGAAACTATGCTTATGACCAAGTTTACAGACTCTAACCTTCAGGTCGGGTATTCTTTAGACTCAAATTTTAATCCATATATCCCTAACCCAGTATTTTTATACGATTACGGAACTATTCAAACGCAGAGCTTTTATTTTAACGATGGAAGCTCTACGACTCAGTTAAGTAGTTATAATTTATTTGGTCAGGATTCTAATATCGGAGGGAATAACTATACGATTAACTTCGGAACCGAGCAGTCTACTTATACTAATAGAATAGAACAAAATACACTATTTTATAATTACTATTTAAATTATCTAAATAACATTTTTAGCAAAAAATCTAGAATAGTAAAAGTAAAAGGTATTTTACCGATTAGCTTATTAACTATTTTAAAGCTAAATGATAGAATTATAATAAGAGATAAGCGCTATGTTATTATCAAATTTACAACC